CCAATACATAAAGATAGTACTACATCGGAAATTATTAAGTTCAAATACCCCGAACAGACTCAATTTAGTACAATCTATGATTCATCTCAATATGATGCAGAAGGTATTATATCCTATGGGGACAATTTACTTATATTTACCAAAAATAAACTTAAAAAACTAACAGAGATATACCGACTACCAAAAGTGGATGGTGACTATGATGCTGAATTGGTTGGTGTAATTGATACCAAGTCAATAGTAACCTCTGCAGACTATGATGAAAAAAATAATCTATTAGTAATGACAAGTACAGTCAATTTTAATGATTACTATTTATTAATAATAAAAGACTTTAAATTAAATAAAAGTTTTTCTATTGAAACTTATCCAATACCTATTGGTAAATCACAAATAGAGGCAATTAAAATCTTAGATTCTACTACTTTTTGGATAACATCAGAAGATGAAGGTAGTGTTGATGCTGCAAGATTATTTAAGTTTTATTTGTAAAAATTTAACTAACTTTCCAAAAAAATCTTTCGTTTTTATATCTTTTATATTTATATGAGTATAAAAGTATAAGAAAAAAGGGAGATAATGGCTACATCAAGAATATGGAAAGGCACTGCGACATTTAGTAGTGGTAGTTCTACCCCATTTGGAACACATGATAGTGATTTACAATTTCAAACCGATGCACCTAAAGTTGCTTCTTGGTGTGCTAAGAGATTAGGATACCCAATAGTTGATGTTGAGTTAGAGTCAAGTAGTTTCTTTGCAGTATTTGAAGAAGCAGTGAGTGAATATTCAGCTCAAGTAAATCAATTTAATATTAGAAACAATCTAGGTGCTTTAGAAGGACAACCAACAGGTTCAAACTATACAGGTCAGTCTGTTCAAGGTAGTGAAATTAACAATGTAATTACTATTGCAGAGTCCTATGGAACATTGGGTCAAGTTGGTGGTAATGTTGATATTAAAAAAGGAAGTATAACAGTTAATACTGGTTCTCAAGAGTATGACTTAAAAACTTTATGGGCTGATGTAAGTGAAAGTGGTGAAGAATTAGCAGTAACCCGAGTATTCCATGAAGCTTCACCTGCAATACAAAGATTTTTTGACCCATATTCAGTAAGTGGACAAGGAACACTTAATTTAGTAGATGAGTTTGGATTTGGGTCTTTCTCACCAGCAGCACAGTTTATTCTAATGCCTATCTATGAAGATATGTTGAGAATACAACAAATAGAATTTAATGACCAATTTAGAAAATCTGCATTTACATTTCATTTAGTAAATAATAAACTTCAGATTTTCCCAAAACCGACCCAAGAAGATACTTTGTGGTTTGAGTATTATGTTAAAAAAGAGTTTAGAGAAGGAAGTACTGTTATTTTACCTAATGTAGTATCAGATTACTCTAATGTTGGATATAACTTCAATGAATACACAAAGATAAACGATGTTGGTAGACAATGGATAAGAAAATACACATTAGCCCTTGCAAAAGAATTATTAGGTGCTATACGAGAAAAATATAGTTCTGTTCCAATACCAGGTTCTGAAGTATCATTAGATGGTGCAGCTTTACGAGCAGAAGCTCAAACTGAAAAAGATTCACTTATTGAACAATTAAGAGAAAATCTTAATGAGGTAAGTAGAAAACAAAGAATGGAAAATGAAGCTGCTATGGTTGAACAACAAGAACAAATAATAAGAAGAGCACCTTTAGCAATATACGTAGGTTAATAAATGGCGAAATTTTTCAACTCAAAAGATTTAGATTTTCTAAAAACTATTTCTGAGGAAGTAGTAGATTATGTGGTAGCACAATATGTGACCTTATTTAAGGTTTCTGTTGGTGAATCCAAAACTAACTTATATGGTGAAAGTTTAGGTAGAGTATATCACGAACCAGCTAATTTAATGTGTATTGTTGATAGAGAACCTATGAGTCAACAGTATGAAGGATTTGGACCAGATGCACGTCAAATAACTGAGTTTAGATTTAATAGACAAAGATTAAGAACTCAAACCTTACCAACTATAACAACTATAAATGGTAATGAAGTTCCAGCGGATGCAATACAAAATACAACATATGGTTATCCTGAGATAGGTGATGTTATTTTGTTTGATGAAACTTATTATGAAATATCAAATGTAAAAGAAAATAAATTAATCGGTGGATTGCCTGATGTATATGATGATGTTAATAACCAATTTGGTGATGCAAACTTACAAATCCTAGCAACAGGTGTTATGGTAAGAAGGTCACAAGTTCAAATAGTAGATAGGGTGGTGTAGTATGGCTTTAGACCCAATGAGAAGACCACTTAATAGAGCAGAACAACTTAAGACTGAACCAAAAAATCAGATGGGTATAAGACTATATGATGTTGATTTGGCTATTGCAGAATATATGACCGATACTGTTGTTCCAACTGTGGAAAGTTTGGGTGAGAAGGTAAAAATACCTATAATTTATGGTAATCCTGAAAGATACAAAGCAGTCAGAAAAGATGGGTATTTACGAGATAAAAACGGAGCTTTACAAATACCTCTTATAATGTTTAAGAGAAATTCAATCAACAGAGATGACACTATTCCTAACACAATGAATAGAAACTTGTCTTATCCATCAGTATCAAAGTATTCCAAAAAACACAGATACGATAGATTTTCAGCAATGACATCTACTCAACGACCTGTTGAACAATACAATATTACTATACCTGATTATGTGAATATAACCTATGAGGTAATTATTTGGACTGACTTTACCGAACATATGAATAAGATTGTAGAGTCATTCCAATATGCAACAGATGAATATTGGGGTGATAAAGACAAATATAAATTTAGAGTAAGAATAGACTCATTTGATAATACTACCGAAATTGGTGAAACAGAACAAAGAATAGTAAGAACTACCTTTACAATGGCAGTATATGCTTATCTTTTACCAGAAAAATATGATAATCAACCAACTACTACAAAAACTCTTACTAATAAAAAAGTGGTATGGGGAACTGAAACAGATTTAACAGGTGGAGGTGGAGTTCCATTCTCAAAACAAAGTTTATATAATGAATATTCTGATGTAATTGACTTTATGGCAGTACGTGGTTCTCAAGAAGCAATTTACGTAAGTTCAGATTCTATAAAACTATCAAATGTTAGATTACCTAGAATACCACCCGAATTAAGTGATGTGTTTTCTGCTGAAGATTATTTTAGAGTGTATATAAACGGTGTATTTATCAAACCAGAAAAATATACTTATACAAAATCTGGTACTGAAATTAATTTTACTTTTGATACAGGTTCATTATCAGTTGGTGGAACTTATCCAGATGATTTAATTGCAACAACAGGTTCATTAGGTTATATAGTAGAAAATACAGATGAAATTGGTATAACAGGAAAGTTTATTGAATTATGATAAATGAATTAAAAGTCATATTAGAACAAGTACACGAGCCAAATGAGTTTAAATTATTATCACATAATTTAACTCATCCTATTTATTTTATTTTTAAGTTAGAAAATGTAAAAGTAAAAGATTTGAGATTAGATTTGAGAGAATATAGAAAAGAACACGCTAGATTTGATGTTTTTGTAAATGGACAATATATCTTAGAGAGAGATTATGTTACTGAATATAAAGGAACAACATTTTTTGTAAAGTTTCTTAAATCAAATTTTCCTTTTTTATTAGATGATACAGATGACATTAAAGTGGAGGGGGACTTAGAACAATATGAGTAAACCAAGACCAAATATTGGAGTCGTACCATTTAATGATAGACAAAGAGTAAAAGACTTAGTTTTAAAGGTATTGGATGATGTTGGTGTATTTGAACATATACCTGATACAATATCTTTAGTAGATGAAACATTGTTTGTCCTTACTCTTTCTAACAAAAGATTTAATTATGAAGAGATAAAAGTTGACATAGAAAGTGATTATGTTGATGTTTATTTGCAAGGTATTAAAAAACCTGCTAATACTTATACAATAGGAGAGGTAGGAACAAATATAGTTATAAATTTTACAGAGAATATTACTCTAAGTCCAATAGACATAGTAAAAGAGGACTTTTTAGTAAAAGGAAAAATAGTGAGTAGATAGTAGATGGCAACATTGATTCAAAGTAAACAAATTCAAGGTATAGTATCCGCATCTAATATTGCGGGTGATTTTACCGTTGGTGGTGACATACAAGCTCCTGATAGTACTGCAAGTCTTGGTCAAGCGATTGTAGGTAGTATTTCTTCATCAGGACCAATTCTTGGTGTTAGATATGATGATATAGATGGTTCACCTGATATAATTGCAGGTACAAATATAACAGTTACCAAAGACGGTAGTAATTTTATTATTTCTTCCTCTGCAACAGGAGATGGAGATGTAACTGCACTTAATTCTTTTACTTCATCCTATTTTGTTGAATCTTCATCATTTGATACAAGAATAAGTGAATTATCTCTTTCAGGTAGTGCTTCTTTTAATGGTGATAGAACTGTTACCAATGAAAATTTACCAAGTGGTGTTTATAACGTCAATTTTGAAACAACAACTACAGTACAAGAATTTTTAAATGCAGTATTCTTTCCAAATGTTGGTAACAATGCACCTTCAATATCAACTGGTAATCAGACTATTGAAGAGTTTGAAAGTAATGGTGCAACAATAACTACTATTTCTGCAACAGATGCAGATGGTGATTCTCTAACGTTTAACACTGGTTCATCTTACACAGATGATTTAGTACGAGTAGCTTCCAATGGAGTGATGACTTTAAATACAATACCAACATCGGCATCATTTAATACAGATTTAGTATCTGCTGGTGTTCATGGTCATTTAGTACCAATAACTGCAGACGATGGCACTGATACTACTTCTAAAAACATTTATATTATTGTTACTCCAAATGAGGCACCTGTTTTTAGAGAAACTTCGGTAAGTGGTAATGTAATAACATCTGTTACTGCAAATTTAAATGAAAACTCAGCTGATGACACATTAGTCAAGAGAGTTTATTTTACTGACGCAGAAAGTGATACGATTACTATTTATTCAAGTTCTATTGATAATAATCATTTTGAAGTAATCAAGTACGCTACTTATGTTGATATTTTACAGAATACTTCTTCTTTAGATTACGAACAACAAACTTCTTATACATTTAGTATTAGTGCATCTGATGAACACTATCCTAGTCAAGATTCTAATGCAATAACGACATTACCAATTACAGTAAATGTTACTGATAACGTAGTACCAACAGTAAGTAATCAAACTTTATCAGCAATAAACGAAAACTCTGCTAATGGAGCAACAGTTGGTACTATTTCGGCTGCTGATAATGAAGGTGATAGTATTTCATTTATTACTTTCTCTCTTTACAAATTATTTTTAGATGGAGTAGAAGTATCTTCTGGTTCTTATAGTGGAACATCACAATTGTCTGACCCACATGAAAATCCTTTCCAAATGGATTCAAGTGGTGTTGTTACAAGAAAAACAGGTATCTACCTAAACTCAGATTTAATTAACTCTTATCAGTATAGAGTTCAAGTAAAAGATAATTTTAATAATGCAATATCATCTGCATCTTTGGTAGATATTCCGATTTCAGATGATACAGGTGCTACTCTTTCGGATAATTGGTCAG